AAAATCTGCAACTACATTTCAGAGTCCTACGTTTATTTTACAAAGACCAATGAATGACATGCTACAATTTAACTATGCAAAGTGGGCAGATCATTATTATTTTATTGATTCAACTACTTCAATCAATGCAGGACAAACTGAAATTAGTTGTACTGAGGATGTTTTAGCAACCTATAAAAACGAAATCGGAAGTTATACTTGTTTCATTGAGAGATCAAATCATCAAGATCCTTTGCTTGATGATCCGCTTTATTTGCCAACTGAGGAATGGCAGAAGCAGGACACTATAGTTGCACAGCCAGTTAACGTATTTGTTAATGGTTATGCAGGCAACTACATTATGCGAATCGTAGGTGCTGCGGGGGTTGAAACTTACTATGTTACGGAAAAACAGTTAGGTTTGATAGTGAGTTTCATGTATACGGCTGATAACTTCCAAGAGTTGATTGATAACGCAACCACAAAGTTTCTTTTTGATCCTGCAAAATACATTATTGATCTCAAATGGCTACCCTTTCGCTCAAGTAATTTTTTTTCAATAATGAATGAAGTAAATTTAGGCTATTGGGATTCCGGAGTGCAAGCTTTATTAATTGGTGGGGCTTCAACTAGTCCGGTGGTACATTTTTCCTACAATCTTGAACTGACTAATCCACTTTATTCTAATACAGATTTTCGTTTTTACAATGGTAATTTTAGTCGTTACTTTGTGCAACTTCCTTGCATTGGAGTAGTTCCGGTAGATATTACAAAGACAAATAATGGTCAGTTATTAGCAGACTATTATTTTGATGCATATTCTGGAATATCTGATGTATGGCTAAAATCTGGAAGTTCTGTAATAGGGCACTATCAGTGTCAGATGACAGTACCGGTAAACATAGCAGGTGCAAACGTAAACATTGGTGATGCATTGATCGGTGGTTTATCCACCGTCTCATCTGCTATGACAGGAAATGCACTTGGTGTATCTTCCGGAGTGCTTAATACTGTACATTCCATTTTATCTCCGGAAGTCACAAGTATTGGTGCAGTTGGATCAGTGGGGGGGATTCTCAATAATCTTGATGCATCCGTAATCTGCTATACAAGAATGAGCAAGGAGCCGAACGGTGCAAGTGAGGGTTATGCAGATGGAAACACTCGAAAGATTTCAACCTGTTCCGGCTATCTCAGATGCAGAAATGCATCCATAGAAATTAGTGGATTTACCGGAGATCAAGAAGCAGTGAATAACTACTTGAATAGTGGTTTTTATTATGAATAATGTTTCACGTGAAATATAGAAAGAGGTGAAAAAATATGTGGGTTCCCATTGGTTTTGATAAAATCAATATCATTTCAAATTACTTCCAACCGTCAGGAATCAAGGTAGACAGTCTATATACTGACACGTTTGACCGTATGCTGTATGAGAGAGTTTGTTCTATTTTAGACATAACATATAATGCAAATTTTGACATTGACTATTTTAAGTTTTGCCTACTTGGTGGGGGATTTATTGCGATCACATATACTGATGCATATGGACTGATCGCTCAGTATCCTTCTATCAGTGGGTATGACATGTATTGCAAACCAACGCTTGCAAGCATTAACACATATTCTACCAATGCAAACATAAAATTACAGGATTTAAAGATTGGTACAGATTGCAGTGTGATCTATTTACGTCCGTCTAGATGCGGAATTTTTGACATTATCGGTTATTATAGTTATAAACTGGCTCTGGTAGCTTCTGCTTTTGACATGAACGTATTCAACAGCAAGTTAGCTTTTATGATAGCTGCCAAAAACAAAGCCTCCGCAAAAACACTGGAAAAAATCTATGACGAAGTGCAAGCAGGTAATCCCGCAGTTGCATATAACGCATCAATCAAAGAGAATGAGAACGCAAACATGAGGGGGAAAAGTTCAGAACCTTTTGAGTATTTCAATAAAGATTTGAAAAACAACTTTATTTCAAAAGAGTTAATTGAGGTATTCGAAAAACTTCTTGACCAGTTTGATACAGAAGTCGGGATTCCGTCTGTCGGTTCTGATAAAAAAGAGCGTTTAAATGTTATGGAAACTGAAAAAAACGACATAGAATCTGTTACACGACTTACTACATGGATGGAAACAATGCAGTCAGGGGTTGACATGGCAAACAGTCTTTATCCCACTTTGAATCTGAACGTAAAAATAAGAGACTACAAAAAGGCAGGTGTAACAAATGGGGATGTATAGGATTACAATAGCCGGACTTTATGAATATGATCAGACATTATTTGATAACATGATTTTTCCGGCAGAAGCTGACAAACAGAACTTTATTGACAGTTTACTTTTAAGCTATGGGGATTGCGAACCACTCTATCCGGATGGTGATTTTATGAAACACTCAGCTATTCCGGCATGGTCAAAAAAATGGCAGAATTCCATTGAACGGGTTTTTCTTGCATTAAAGAAAGATTATAACCCAATTGAGAACTATGACAGAAAGGAGACTTGGACGGATTCTCCAGACATTGAGCGAAACACTGTAACAGGTGGTAAAGACAAAAACACATTACAGGCAGGTAGAGGATCCGTTACGTCAAACACAGGAGCCGATACAATGGAAGAAAAAGTAAGTGCTTTTGATTCTAACACTTATCAGCCGTCAAAGGAAGATACAACCACTTATGGAAATAGTACAAAAATGGAAACTTCCGGGCAGGATGTAAACGACATTGAATATGGGCGAACTGAAAAAAACACGGAAAAAGGGACTACAACTCACACTGGACAGATTCACGGAAACATAGGCGTGACTACATCACAACAAATGATAGAATCGGAACTCCAACTGAGAAAGCAATCATTTATAGATTATTGCACAGGATTATTTGCAAGTGACTTACTGATTCTTGTTTATTAAGAAAGGAGAGAAAAATGATTAATACGTACCCTCACAGCTCCACGCATGACATGAACTTAAATTACGTCTTAAAAGTGGCAAAGCAGGCAGAAGAGGATCATAAAGAATGGTCAGACATAAAAGGGACTGCACAAAAACAGATTGATGATGCAATTAAAGCTTCACTAGATTCCGGAGAGATTGGAAAAGTAGTTGATGATGCAACGAAAAAAATCTTGACGGATGAAATTGAACCATTAAAAAGCACAGTAACCGAACAGGGTAAACTTATTTCTAATCTTGAAAAAAGAGATGGTTTATTTGATTTAAGCGGTAGAACCCTCATTATAGGGGACAGCTACACAGTGGGGTATACTCCGGATGGAAACATTACTCCTTGGACAGAACACTTTTTGGATTACTGCTCTATAGATAACGTAACTATTAAAAGCAATGGTGGAGCATCGTTTTCAACGTCTAACAACTCATTTCTTATGCTTCTAAATCAGATTGATGCTGATCCATCTGTAAAGCAGATCTTAGTAGTTGGTGGTTATAATGAGTTCGGTTCTTATTCAGAAATTGAAAATGCGATCAATGCTTTCTATGGAGTGGCACAGACACGTTTTCCGAACGCTAAAATTTTTGTAGCAATGGTTGCATGGTCAGCGGACAGCACACAATGGAGTAGATTCAAGATTGCAAAAAGTGTGTATAATACACAGCGGAAAAATTGGATTTATTTAAACGGAAGCGAATATATTTTACATGCAGATGGATTCATGAGTTCGGACGGATTTCATCCAAACACGACCGGACAGGAACGACTTGCCACCTACCTTACAGAAGCAGTTAGAACCGGTTCTTGTCATCCATCCTTTTATGACGTACCTGCTAACTTTGAAGCGGGAGATTTTACAGCTACGGGGGGTAGTTGGATTTTTGTTACAAACTACAACGAAAATGCTAGTAATATCATTTGGAGTGATTATGTTTGTCTTCCAAACAGCGGTGAACTTGTTTGTAATGGTACAGAATACTATCTCGGACGCATCTATTCTACCAGTTTTATTGGAGATGGAAACGGGTATACTTGCTATCCTACTACTGTGATCGTAAAATCTGGATCCGATTTTTATCACATTCCGGCGCAGTTGAATTTCCGAGCTAGACAGATTTATCTTGCTTTGTATGACATTAGTGATGATAAACATAACTACAGAACGCTTACAACCGTAACACAGGTGCAAATTCACAGAGGATCTATTACAATGTAATGTTTCACGTGAAACAAAAATAAAGGGATGCAAATTGCATCCCTTTATTTAACTATATAAAATATCTTTTGTCTCAAATGGCAACGGTAACCCTGTTTCCTTATCATACGGAATTGTATGATCTAATTCATACTCCGTATCAGATAAACGGATTGCACATCCGTACTCTATTTTACAGCCATCAACAGTTATCTTGTTAATTCCTTTTTTATAGATGTATTTCGTTTTAAGCTTCCAACTTGGCTCTTTTTTCCAGTTGTTCGCACGGCGGTAGTTTCTGCGATAAGTGAGACTATTTCTGTATATAAATCCTTTTTCAAAGTTATTTATATTGTCATCAAGACAGTAAACACCGTCTTTTGGAACTCCTGCCACGGTCTGTTTTAGTTTTCCTTTTTCTCTATAACAGTAACGCTTGCTACCCATAGTCTTAAACTCATTATATATACCGTCAAACTCAGCAATTCCTAGCGTGTGTGATTCTCCATTAAAGAGTACCGTTCCAATTCCTCGCTCCTCTGATTTCTTCATGATTTTTTCGTTATACTCAGCAAGTTTTTTCCTATCCCATTCCGTACCCTTAACGGAATCAGTGTCAGAATACATCCACCTTTTGCAACACTTCCCAAGCTCAAATAACTCAGCCTGTGCATAGGCTGTTACCCATACGCCCCATTGATAAGGTAGAAAAGAATTTCTACTATTGTAATACTTTTGTAACTTTTCCTCATATTCAGATTTAGTCAAAACATCACTCCATATTCCGGTTTCGTAATCTTCTTCAAACATGGGTTGAATCATCTTTTGAACCATCATGCCATAGATTCCATTAAGTTCCCCTTTTGAGATCATATAAAGCACCGGGTCTGCATGTTTCAACGTGTTCTTATGTTCGAATAGTTCTATTACATAATTAATAATCCAATCCGGCAAGTAGTCTTTCTTTGCACGTATGACGTTTGCAACGTCAGCCCATTCAAAGTCATAGGCTTCAAAAATGACCTGTAAATCAGGATCAGTAAACGGATAGATTACAAGATCCGCATTAACGATTTTACCATTATCAAGATTCAATTCCATAGCTTTCTTTTTACTTATCTTATCTGCATCTGGAAACACGCAAACTTTTGCTTTCTGAAAAGCAAGCGGTGGCATAGGATGATCTTTTTTCAAGCGTAGTTTTTTCAATCGTACATAACCAGCAAAACAATAATCCTCTTTTAGTTCCATGATTTCATGCAACGATAACTTTGTAGGAACAAAGTTTGTCATAGGAAACTTTTCATATACGATTCTGGCAGGATAAGAGCTTATAAAATCGTAGCACTCCACCGGTTCAGTAATTAATTGATTGACATAGTACCGGTTCGCATGATTATAACCGCCGTGATAGCAGGCTGTGAGCAACTCGTACTGATCTAAACTAAGTTGCATTGACATAAATTTCTTATGCCATTTCTTGTCCTTGCGTGATCTTGATCTTGCTTGATTGCGAATAAAGCCCGTATTTGTCAATGGGGCAGTGGCAACAGTTACATTTCTTTGCGTTAAATAGATCCGTAAAGCTTTACACAGGCAAATAGTATCAACACAGACATAAGCTAATTCTTTTACAGTACGCATAGATTCAGGAGTTCTTTTCTTTTTATAGTCCCACGTACCAGTAGCTTTCTCAAGCGTCCCCATGTCCTTACAGAGACGTTCAAGAGTACGTTGTGTAAGAATAGCACTATCACGGATTTCAATGCCGAAAGATTGCCATTGCATAAATACGTACCTGTGAGTTTTAATAGCTAATTTTCGATCCGGAACACCAAACTTATATAATAGATGATTACGCAAAAACATATAGTCATATGATAGGTTATGTATATAAAATCGCACTGTATGTTCTTTATCAGCATGAAGCATGTCACAGATCCTGTCAATCGTATTGATAAGATCACGTACATGATTACCATATAAACAGCTATCATTTTCTATCGTTATAGTCCAATCAGTTATCCATCCAATGTCTTCATTATCAGACACATAGGTCTCAGTGTCTACAGTTATGATTTTTTCATAAAAAGACTGATAGTGACCTGCATTACTTTTACGTATGAAATTCCCGTCAAAAAGACGCATGTAATCGTAGTCTTTATATGATATCACTGGATATCCTGCTATAACCATTTTTTTTTACCTCTTGTATTTATATTTCAGTGCTTCTGCTTCTCCGGAAAAACCAAGCTCTTTTGCTACGTCATCCGCTCTATCTATGTCCGTGCGATCCCTGAACTCTTCTAATTTGCTAATTATTTTACTTATTGTATCACCGTCTCGCAAAGATTTTCCAACGAACTCTACAGCCTGTTCAGAAGAGTATAAAAGACTTATAAGTTCAAAAGCATATGATTGGAAAAAAGAACTCATTTCGCTTGTATCTTTGAATTCAAGACCATATTCAGACAACTTCTCACGTCTCTTTTTTATGATTGATTTCCAACCTGGCACTGTAGAACTTTTTTCTTTTAAAACATTTTGCATCATTTTTACCTGCTTACGCATGGAAGATAACTGCATATATAAGACGTTACGATCACTGTAATCAAAGTTTATTTTCTCTCTTATTCTTTTCTTATAGCCAAACTTTTTAAGGATTACATTGTAATCCGCGTATGCACCACCGGATTCAGATGTAAAGCCTGCTCTCTCTAATCTAAGCATTCTCTGATTTAGACGTTTAGCCAGACTTGTGTAAAGTCTGGCTAATTCTTTTTCATTAATTTTATAAGGATTAACGTCCTGCCCCTTAGTTGTAATCCTTTCTGTTCCTCTTAAAGGCATTGCTACTCCTTTCTGAATCTTGGGGCGATCCAATCATCACACTGCTCAAAATTTCCGTCCGGGTAAACTTCAATACCTTTTACCCATTTCAGAAACATAGTTGGACGTTTGTATCCTGAAACTTTGAACTCCCCCCAGAGACCGTTATGATTCATAAACTCTGTAACTGCATCCGCTCTCTTCTTTGCGTAGTAGTTATAAATTGCATTAAGTTGTGTTTTACTTCTTTTCATTGTATGTTCTCACCTTTCCTAATTTTTTATACCTCTTGCCAAGAGTTTATTGAGTAGCTTGATTACTGACCAGTTTGTAGATGCTTTATAGTATTGGTTCTTCATCTTTCTATCTCCTTATTTGCCGTATTGATTGTTGCAAGATCATAATAGCACTTTTTACATATAAAAGTCAACGGTTTTATAACAAAGTATTAAAGTCAGACAGATTGATTAATTATCTGAATTGTCTGAATTGTCTGAATTGTCTGAATTGTCTGACAAGTTGGGGAATTTGCATGAATTGTCAGAACGAACTGTCATGCCTAGTTT